TATGTTGATATAAGAACAAGCCAAGTATTTCGTGATCCGTCAGCTTGGTATCATCTTGTTATTGTATATGACACAACAAATGCAACATCATCTGATCGCATTAGATTATATGTTAATGGTGCACGAGTTACTAATTTTCAAACGGCTACATATCCATCTCAAAATCAACAATTAAATTTATTTGCTCCAAGCGAACCTTGGAGAATTGGTTCACGCGGTTGGGGTAGTGTCTTCTACCTTGACGGATATATGGCAGAATTTAATTATATTGACGGTCAAGCACTTACGCCATCCTCATTCGGTGCCTACGACACTAACGGCGTATGGCAACCAAAGAAATACACTGGCACATACGGGACTAATGGATTCTATCTTCCGTTCAGCAATACAACTAGCACGACTACTCTTGTGCAAGACTCGTCAGGCAACGGTAACAACTGGACACCTAACAACATCTCGCTGACTGCTGGCACAACATACGACAGCATGATTGACTCGCCTACGGTGAGTGCAAGTTCGTCTAATTATTGTGTTGTTAGCCCTCTTGCTTATAGAACAACAACTCCAACACCAACAATATCAAATGGTAATTTGACTGTTGTTTGCCCAAGCGCATCTGCATCATCTATTGGAAGTTCCACATTCGGCGTTTCTTCTGGAAAATGGTATTGGGAAGTAACAAAAACAGGAACATCATACGCCAATGTGGGTGTTGCATTAGCGCCATTTAGTCAAACTGTTTCAGGTATTTATGATTTTGGTTACGCATCAAATGAGTATGCCTATGTTAATAATGGCAATAAATACAACAATAATACAGCAAGTGCTTATGGTGCAACTTATACTAATAACGACATAATTGGTGTAGCATTAGATTTGGATGCTGGAACATTAACGTTTTACAAAAATAATGCCAGTCAGGGTACCGCTTATAGCGGATTACCATCAGGCACATATATTGTTGGATGTTATGATAGTTATAATGGTTCTGGGTTTGAATTTAACTTCGGTCAACGCCCATTCACTTACACCCCGCCAACTGGCTTCAATGCGCTGAATACATATAACTTACCAGCACCAAGCATTGCTAATGGCGCACAGTATATGGCGGCTACGACTTGGACTGGTAATGGCACAAGTCAGACAATAAACAACGGAAATAACACTACGATTGGAACTAATTTTCAACCGGACTTTATTTGGATTAAAGATAGGTCAACTGCGTCTGCTCATGCTTTGACTAATTCTATTGTTGGAACAACAAAATATTTAGAATCAAACAGCACAAATGCTGAGACTACCGATACAACATCTGTAACTGCAATAAATTCAAACGGATTTAGCTTAGGCGCAGGAACATCAACTTACTATACAAACAGAAACGGAGATTCATTTGTTGGCTGGCAATGGAAAGCCAATGGCGGCACAGGCGTAACCAACACCTCTGGCACCATCACATCTACCGTGTCGGCTAATCCTACGGCTGGGTTTAGTGTTGTGACTTATAGTGGGAATGGAACAAATGGCGCTACTGTAGGCCATGGTCTTGGTGTGACTCCAGCATTTGTTATTATGAAAAGCCGCAGTTTGACGGGTTCATCTCCTTCATCAAGCTGGATTTGTTGGCATCAATCTATTTCACAAGCAATTCAAACGAGTAGCACTATTCAACTGAATACTTTTACGGGTGCAATTTATTTGAATCTTACAAGTGCATCTTCAACTTACGGAATGGATGCTCAAATAAATGCTTCTGGTCAAACCTACGTCGCCTACTGCTTCGCCGCTGTCTCTGGCTATAGTGCGTTTTCTAGTTATGTTGGGAACGCAAGTAGTGACGGCCCATTTTGCTATACAGGATTTAGACCGCGTTTTCTTTTAATTAAATCAAGCACTACAGCACATGCTTGGGAAATGTTTGATACGTCAAGAGATACATATAACGCGGCTTATCAGGAACTTGATGCCAACTCATCAAACGCAGAATACACAGCCGCAGGTGGACAGTTAGACATTTTGTCTAACGGGTTCAAAGTGCGTTATGGATCAAGTGGGTTTTTAAATGCTTCAGGTCAAACTTATATATGGGCGGCGTTTTGTGAAAATCCGTTTAAATACAGCAGAGCTCGATAAGGAGTAATCATGTTTCTTCTCAACGGTTCACCACTTCAAGTCGATGTAGCGTTCAGCTACAATGGAATTTCTTATCCGGCTAATTGGATGCGGCTTACAACGCTTGCTGAGAAAGAAGCTATCGGCATCACAGAGGTTCCTGATCCAGAACGGTATGATGACCGTTTTTACTGGAACTTCGGCCTTCCTAAAGACTTAGCTGATCTCAAGAAGTCATGGAGCCAACAGGTCGATAACATGGCCTACACCATGCTCCTCCCATCAGATTGGATGGTCGTTCGCAAACAAGAAACTGGCACAGAAATCCCCGCTGATTGGGCTACATACCGCGCTGCCGTTCGGTCTGCCGCTGCTACCCACAAGACTGCACTGAACGCGGCTACGGATATTGACGGGTTCGTCTCCGTGGCTACAACTATGCAATGGCCTCGTGACCCTAAAGCTCCAGCATTGTAATAGGAGTAAGATATGTCTGATGATCTGAACCAACAAATCGGTAGACTAGAAGCTCATGTTGAGAATCTTCATCGTGACATGTCTGAGCTAAAAACAGAACTGAAAAACATTTCTGCCATGATGCACAAATGGAAGGGCGCAGGAGCAATTCTTGCGCTCGTAGGCATTGTGTTTGGCTTCTTTGTAGATATGGCCTTCAAACTTGTTGGTAGATAATGGACCCAGTAACGCTCATTGCGACAGCAACAGCCGCGTACAATGGGCTGAAGGGTGCCATCGCTGCCGGTAAAGAAATACAGGAACTCGCGCAGGATCTAGGGTCTCTGTGGAGTGCTGTAGGTCAACTTACGCATCTTGCCGCATCACCGCCAAAGAAGCGCTTATTCTCTAATCCTGCCGATATAGAGAAAGAGGCAATGGAGCGCTATGCAGCGAAATCCAAAGCCTTTCACATGCAGGCTGAGATCAAGAATCTCTTCATCTCTGTCTATGGCTTACCTGCTTACGAAGCGGTGCAACGCGAAGTGATCGAGATCCGCAAAGAGGCAGACCGTCAGCACCGCGAAGAGGAACGCCTTGCCGCAGAGCGTGCTGAAGAACTGAAAGACGCGGCAGGATTATTCTTCATCGTTATGGGTCTAGTTGTAGCTATGGGCATTACAGGTTTTCTGTTGCTCATCAAATTGCACTAATAGGGGACACTCATGGATCTACTCAAAACTTTTGGCCCATTAGTCAGCTCAGTCGCGCCGACGATTGCTACGGCTCTCGGCGGTCCTGTAGCCGGTCTTGCTGTAAAGACCTTATCTAATGCGCTTTTCGGTCATCCTGATGCGAATGACGATGAGATCAAACTCGCACTGTCAAACCCTACGGCAGAGCAGTTAGCGGCACTGAAAAAGGTAGACGCTGACTTTAAGGTGCAGATGAAATCTCTGGATATAGATCTGGAAAGAATTGCTGCCTCTGACAGAGATAGCGCCAGAAACTACGCAATTATGACCCATGATCTGACACCGCGTATCTTGGCGGTTATCGTTGTCGTGGCATGGGGATGCGTCCAGTGGTTCATGCTGCACAATGTGATTGAGGCATCGATGCGCGAGTTGATCGCACGCGTTCTCGGTACACTTGATGGCGCGCTGATGCTCGTCCTGTCCTACTATTTCGGATCGGCCCATCGCCATACGGATGGCAAGTGATGCGCGAGAACTTTGACCACTGCCTTGCAGCCGTACTGAAACATGAAGGCGGTTACGTTGACGACAAACGCGATCCTGGCGGAGCCACCAATCTCGGCTGCACCAAGAAGGTTTGGGAAGAGTGGGTCGGTCACGAGGTGACTAAGGACGATATACGCGCACTCACTGTCGCTGACGTGGCACCGCTATACAAGAAGAGATACTGGGATGTTGTGAATGGCGATGAGCTGCCTTCTGGCGTAGACAGTTCTGTGTTTGACTGTGCGATCAATTCTGGCACGGGACGAGCGGCCAAGATCGCCCAGAAGATCTGCGGTGTGGCACAGGATGGAGCAATAGGGCCAGCGTCTCTTGCCGCGATTAAGCGCATCTGTGACGAAGAAGGTGTGCGTTATTTCATTGAAGAGTATAACGACGCGCGATTGCGCTTTCTACAAGCACTGCCGACCTTTGAGCATTTCGGTAAGGGTTGGAGCAAACGCGTTTCTGAGGTAAATATAGCGTCACTCGACCTTGCGCGTCGCGGAGATTCCTGATGCCGTTAGTCCCGCTCACCATCCCACCTGGCGTAGTCAAACCGGCAACCCCGCTTTTGGCTAAGGGACGCTATTGGGATGCAAACCTGATCCGGTGGCGGTCAAACAAATTGCTGCCTGTCGGCGGTTGGCAAAGAATTACGCAATCACCATTAGCAAGCACTGTGCGTGCGCTATTCCCAGTCATGGCTAATGATGGCTCCAGCTGGTTGATGATCGGCTGCGAAGATAAGCTCTATGCAGGTGAAGCATCAACTTACACAGATATAACTCCAACAGGTTTTGTCCCTGCCGAAAGCGGTCTTTATGGCGGTTATGGCGCTTACAATTACGGTGCATTGCTTTACGGTGATGACACAGATCCGACATATCCGCGTCCACCAAGCCAGTTGAGCGTTCCGTCATTCACATGGACAATGGATAACTGGGGCGAAGATGTGCTTTCAGTAGCATCGTCTGACGGTCGTCTATTCATCTATCACCCTAATGATGCAGAAGCCGGTATTGTTGGCTATGCAGACATCTCTTCAATTAACAGAACAAGTAACGTAGTTACTGTTACGACAACACTAGATCACACATTCAATGTTGGTCAGAGTGTTATCATTGCAGGTGTGACGACAACATCATTCAATGGCACATTCACTATAACTGCAACGCCAACAGCCAATACTTTTACTTACGCACAAAGCGGAACTAATGCCACGTCTTCTGGGGGCACTGCAACTCATCCAGGTACGCCAACACAGAATCGCGGTGTAATTGTAACACCAGAGCGCCATGCTGTTCTTTTCGGTATGAACGGAAACCCACGCCGTGTTGGATGGTCTGACGCGGAAGACTACGCCGAATGGGATTTTGCTTCAGCTACAAATACTGCCGGTTTCTTTGATCTTGATACGCAGTCTCGCATCATCATGGCTGCACCGGTGCGTGAAGGTACACTCATCTGGACTGAAGATGAAGCATGGCTCATGCGGTATACAGGATTGCCATACATCTATGGGTTTGAGCGTATCGGTTTTGGATGTGGCTTGCTCGCACCTAGATCTTTTGCAACATTTGGTGGTCGTTGCATATGGATGGGGCGTGAGAATTTCTGGATCTATGACGGTGGGTATGTGAAGCCATTGCCGTGCGATGTAAACGAGTATGTCGTTAATAACATGGACCCAACAGCAGGTGAACTTTATACGCATGGCGCAGAAAACGGTCTCTTCCCAGAGGCATGGTTCTGGTATCCGTCTGTTGGTTCATCTGTCCCTGACCAGTATGTGATTTTCAATTACGCTGAGGGATGGTGGTCTATCGGTTCAATGACGCGCACAGCATCTTGCGGTGCAGGTGTATTCCCTTACCCGATTGCGGCAGATAACACGAACGACCTTTTCTATCACGAGAACGGATGGACCAATAATGGCGCATCTCTTGTCGGTGAGCGTTGGGTTGAAAGCGGATCTCTTAATCTGCAACAGGGCAATAATGTCTTGATGGTCAAACAGGCTTTGACAGATAGCGGTTACGGATATGACTCAACTGCGTTGCAGTTTTATACGTCCTACACCCCAGAAGGCACAGAGACACTGTCTTCAGTCTATAACCCGCGGTCTAACGGATACACTGATGTCCGTGTTTCAGGACGCGAGATGCGCATCAGGCTAGAGTCGACTCAGGATGCTCCTTGGTCGATTGGCGAGACGCGGTTAGATCTGGTTCCGCGAGGTGGGCGATGAATATCTTCATTCCGAACCCACCACCTGCCTATAACCCTTCGCCGTTTGCGACAATCTTTGACACCATCAAAAGAGCTATGACTTTTGCTGTTTCGACCGAGGAAGCAGTCGCAGGCATACTCCTTCAAAGTCCAGACGGATCGGTGTATAAGTTGACTGTGGACAACGCAGGAAATCTCGTAACGACGGCGGTGCCCCTTGGGTCTCGATGAAAAGCAAATCCTGAAACTCCTTGAGTCAGGGATGAAGAAAGGCGGTTATACGCACAGCATAAAAGACATAGTTGAGGCGCTTAAAGACGGTCATATGCAGGCTTTCTTAAACGACGGGGCACTCGCTATCACCCAAGTGGTAGACTTCCCCCAGAAGCGCGTCCTAGAGGTTTTATGGTGTGCCGGTGTTCTCGATGAAGTGATGAATCTAAAGTCAAAGCTCGTCGAGTTCGCCAAAGAGCAGAATTGCACAATGGGTCGAGCGTATGTTCGCCCCGGTCTGGTAGTACCAATGGAACAAGCAGGATGGCGCAAGGCTCAAACTGTTATGTTCTTCGATGTGGAGAATTGAGATGAGCGGTGGATCAGGACCAACAACGACACAGACATCCTCTGTCCCTGCTTGGGTAGAGCAGTTCGGCCAAGAGAATGTCCAGATGGCGAAAGACATCGCGAAGACCCCGTATCAGGCTTACTCTGGCGAGACAGTTGCGGCGATGACCCCTGACCAGCAGGCGGCATACAATATGCTGCGCCAGAACATTGGCGCGTATCAGCCTGCCTATGCCTCTGCTCTGCAATCAGCGCAAGGTGTCGCCCAGTACCAGCCCGGTCAGTTCTCCGCGCAAGCGTTGCAGACATACCAAGACCCGTACCAAGCCCAAGTCGAGCAAGGGGCGCTTGCGGCGATTGAGCGGCAGCGGCAACTCGCACAGAACCAGATCGGTCAGAGCGCTCGCGCAGCCGGTGCTTTCGGTGGGTCTCGCCAAGGTGTGCAAGAAGCACTCGCCAACGCAGAAGCTATGCGCATTGCCGGTGAAACGTCTGCCGGTATCCGCTCGCAAGGTTTCCGCACAGCAGCAGATCTCATGGCACAGGACCAAGCGCGTCAGGCAGCAGCTGCTCAGTTGCGTCTTGCCGGTGCCGGTCAAATCGGCGCTCTTGCCGGTGCTGGTCAGCAGGCGCTTACGAGCGAAGCTGGTGCTCTCGAAGCAGCAGGCAAAGCGCAACAGGCACAGCAACAGGCGCTTCTCGATGAGGCTTACCGTCGCTATGCGGAAGAGCGTAACTACCCGTTGACGCAGCTCGGTATCCGTCAGGCAGGGTTGACCGGGGTACCTTACTCCACGACCACATCCTCGACGACAAGCGGTGGTGGTAATCTCGGCCTCACGGCGCTCGGTGGCGCTGGTCTCGGTGCTCAGATCGGCGGTCTCATTCCTGGCCTTGGTGCTGGTTATGGTGCTGGTCTTGGGACGCTCGCCGCGTTTCTCTCAGATGAGCGCATGAAAACCGACATCGAGAAGCTCGGCAAGGACAAGGAATCAGGTCTCACGATGTACGCATATCGGTACAAGGGCGACCCGAAGAGCTACCCGAAGGTGGTTGGCCCGATGGCGCAAGAGATCGCGAAAAAGTATCCCGAACAAGTGAAGAAGGTCGGCGGCAAGCTGGCTGTGAATCTCGGTTTCGGTCCCATGATGAGCAACGCGTAAAGGCAACACAATGGCCGAAGATACACAGAGGTATCGCGAAACTGTAAGCAATCCGCGTGCGGGTGACACACCGGGCTTTGGCACGGGTGGCGGTGGCTCTGTTGGTGGCGGTGGTGGGTATGGATCGTCAGGTGGTCTCTTAAGCGGTGGTGGCGGTGGTGGACGTGACGCGTCTGTCATGGCTACAGAAGCCGCTAACAGGGCCGCGGGAGCCGCTCGTGCGCAAGCCGCGGCACAGCAAGCCTATATCGCATCTCAGCCTGCCACTGGCCCTGCAACGCGTGGCGGTCCCGCGGTCGTGGCTGCTCAGATCGCTCGTCGCAATCAGCTGATCAATGACTTTGTGCGCAACACGGCAATCGCCGAGTCAGGCGGTGTTGCTACAGCGAAGAACCCACGCTCGTCAGCTACCGGGTTACACCAGTTCACCAAGGGCACTTGGAATAAGATGGTCGAGACCTATCGCCCAGACCTATTAGAGGGTCGGACGAAGCAAGAGGTTCTCGCATTACGGACTGACCCAGATCTTTCGACGGAAATGGCAACCTATCTCGCACGCGAGAATGCCGACTACCTTGAGTCGCGCGGGTTGCCGGTTAACGAAGGGTCTCTCTATCTCTCACACTTCCTCGGTTCTGGTGCAGCGGCAGATGTGTTGCGCGCATCTCCTGATACGCCAATCAGCGATCTCGTTGGTGCTGACGCGATCAAGGCAAATCAGAGCATCCTTGGCGGTGATCGTACTGCGGCAGATGTTGCGCAATGGGCATCGAACAAGATGTTTGCCAGTGCTCCTGCTGCTGGCGCTGCGGCTGCTGGCACAGCAACTCCAAGCATTCGATATGGGTATAAGCCTGGAGAAAGCACATTCGCTCCACCGCAAGTTGAAGCAGCAAAGCCTGCTGGCTTTCTCGATCAGATTTTTGGTGGGCCGCAAGCTCTCAATCAGCGCATCGCTGATCTTGAAGCAGCAGGTATGACTTCGACCTATCCAGATCAAAGCGCTGCTTATGCAAAGCAGGCATACGCAGACCAGTTTGCCGGTGGCGATGTTGGCAAGGTGAAGTCGCGCATTGTTGATTTTGGTCAGGGTCCGGTGGTGGACTATTACGTTAAGGATCTCGGTGACGTTGCAGGGGAAGCTATCAGTGGGTTGCTCGGTGGGATCGGCAACCTGTTTGGAGGTTCTCGTGATAAAGCAGTACGCGGTCCAAATGAAGCGTATGGCGGTTCAGCTATCGCACCTGGCAGTATTTTCGGAAATCTTTTCAGTGGCACTCCTCGTGCTGATTATGGGCCTTACGGCAACCTCACAGCGGAGCAATATCGTCAGCAATATGGCGGCCGCGATGTCGCATCATTGGCACCTGTTGCACAAGCACCGGTAGTCGCAACTCCGCAACAAGTGGCACAAAATCTGACTGCTCCAGATCTGGCTCGCAGCCCATATCTCTGGCAGCAATACTATAACCGTCTCCCGCAAAACTATGGTATTGAAATGGCTCAAGCACCTCTGATGGGGCCAACGATACGCGGAATTTTCTCTTAGGAGCGCATAATGGCTAACGGTCTTCTCAGCGATTGGATGTCAGGCACCGGTGTGTACGGTAGCCCTAATGCTATCGACCCATCGACCGGCGTACCGTATGCCGATGTGCGTTCAGCGCAGCTCGGTGCTCTTGGCAATATCGGATCTCTGTTGATCGCAGCAGGGCAACCGATGACAGGTGCGCAGCGTGCTCAGTTGCTCGGTCAGATCGGTCCTCAGTTAAGCGGTATGCAGACCGACATCTATAACGCAGCACAGCGTCGCTTGATGCAGGCGCAGTTCCAAGACCAGATGGCCGCAAGAGCGTCACGCACAGCTTTGGCAGAAGAGGCAAAGGCTGACCCGCTGGCCTTTGAGAAAAAGTATGGGTTCAATCCGACTGGTTTGTCGGCAGAGTCAATATCATCGCTTGCACAGAAAGTTGCTGAGACGAATGCACTGGCTGGTCCTGAACGCGAAGCTCGTGCGAGGGCGGCTGGTGCGCTCCGTACAACTGCTACAATTAGTCCAAGTCAGGCTTTGGCGGCTGGCGGTGGTCCCACTGTCGAAGCAGGTGCAATGATTGGCAAACCAACTGGTGCAAGTCGTTATGACCAGTATATGGCAGCTGGTGACGCAGCTGCCGCTTTGGGCACTCCTGCTGGAGATAAAACAGCGCAGTATTACTATGATCTTGCGCAAAACTTTAAGCCTGTTCGTGAGAAACTTGGTCAAGGAGAACAGATTCTCGTTGACGGAAAAGTTGTTGCGCAGGGTGCTCCTAAGCCTGTTGAACTTTCTACTGATGAGAAAAACTATAACGCTGCCGTGCGTGACGGATATGTTGGGTCATTCATTCAATTCTTAATTGAAAAAGCACGCGCATCTTCTGGCGCTCCGCAAAGCAAATTTGAAGAAGAAATTGATAAGGGACAAGCAAAGTTCTTTACCGATGCACGAACAGCTGCCGCAAAAGCATCTTCAGGCGCAAAAGACTTCGAACTTCTTGATCAGCTTATCAATGTAGCTCCGCAGGGACCAATTAAAGGCGCTCTTGCGCAACGGTTTAAGGGATTTACTAGTGCAGGCGCTGCATTTGAGTCTGTAGTAAAAAGACTTGCACCACAACAGCGTGCTGAAGGATCTGGGTCAACCTCTGACATTGAGTATCAAGGTATGTTGGATAGTTTGCCAAGCCTTTCAAATAAACCAGAAGCAAATAGATTAATTGCTGGAATGGCAAAGGCAAAGTTTGCTATTGATCAAGAGCGTGGCGCTGTAATCAAAGATTATGATACTGGTAAAATTACAAAGACAAAGGCTCTCGAAAAACTGTATGAACTTAACTCACGCAGTATTATGACACCGGAATTACAAAATCTTATGGCTGGCGTTGGTGTAACTGCTGCGACTCCTGTTGCCGGCGGGTCTCTTTCTGGTGAAGGAGATTCTTTATTTTGGTCTCCTGGGAGTATGTAAATGGCTGAGACAATTACGGTTAAAGGTCCAGAAGGTCTTACAGTACAATTCCCTGCTGGCACATCAAAAGATGTAATTAACAAGGTGATGACTGAAGCGTACAATCGGAAGATTGGCGCACAAGTTGAACCTCAAACTGATGCTGAAATTGGTCGTGATGTAATCGGTCGCGTCGGTGTTGGTCAGGGTCTTCTTATGGGCTTTGGCGACGAGATTGCAGCATATATTAGAAGCACCGGCGGCGGTACTACAAGAGGCCGAGCAGCAGCTGTCGCTAAAGCGCGTGAAACCGGTGTGCAACCACCATCATACGAGCAAGCACTTGCAGAAGAGCGCGCAGGCATTGCCGCGGCTCGTGAACAATACCCTAAATCTGCATTAGCGGCAGAATTAACAGGCGCACTTGCGCCAGCAGTAGCGACCCTCGGAGCTGCTGCACCGGTTACGGCTGCGCGCACTGGAACACTTGCTGGCAACATTGTTCGCGGTGCTGGTTATGGTATGGGCGTTGGTGCCGGCACAGGTGCTGTCAGTGGTTTTGGAACTGCGGAAGGCGGCGCAGGTGATCGCATTCTTGGGGCGACACAAGGCGCTCTAATTGGTGGCGCGACTGGCGGTGTTCTCGGTGCCGCTGTCCCAGCCGCATCTGGGTTTGCTAAATCACTTTTTGCATCGCCTGAAAAAAGAGCCGCACGTTGGGCGCAGAGCCTTCTTGAATCTGAAAATCTTACACCTGCACAGGTGAAGACAGACTATGCAGCAGCTCAGGCTGGCGGCGTGAAGCCTGAAATATTGGCCGACATTTATCCAGGAAGCGGTATTGCAAGAGAAACGCAGCGTCTTATTACATATCCAGGTGCTGACCGTAGAACTTTGACAAAAGATCTCTATGAGCGCGCAAGAGAACAAGGACCGCGTATTACGACAGAGTTTGAGCAAGCTCTTGGAACGCAGCAAAAGATTTTCCCAGAGTTTGACGCGCTTGAAAAAGCTCGTCGGACTAATGCTGCTCCGTTGTACGCTCAGGCATATCCAGAGCAAATCAGAAACAAAGCTCTTGATGATTTGATTACACGCGCACCGGATGAGGCATTTGCAGAGGCTCGTAAGGCAGCACGTTATGAGGGGTTAGACTTCCCAGATATTGTTGGGATAAATCGTGAAGGTAAAAGAGCTGTTGTTTTTGATTATACAGTCAAAGACATTGATATGCTAAAGCGTGGCCTTGATGACATTATCGAAAGAAATACTGACTCAATCACAGGTAAACTTAATAGTGAAGCTCGCCGCGCAGTTTCACTTAAGGACGACATATTGAACGCAGTGGATGCTCAATCACCGTCATATAAGATGGCTCGTGAAGCATGGGCTGGCCCCTCTTCTGTCATGTCTTCCATGAAAAAGGGACAACTTCTATTCAACGAAAGATCAGAAGTAACAGCAAAAGAAATTGCCAAGATGACGGATAGTGAAAAGGACGGATTCCTTATCGGTGTACTTGATGCGATCAATCAGAAGATGGCTAATACTGCACAGCTTGGCTCTCGTGATGTAGCCGCTAAGTTTTTAACTGGTAATGCAAAAGAGCAAATTAAAGCAGCATTGCGCGCTACAAATCGCACAGCAGACGAAGCAGAGAAGTTATCGAATCAATTAATTGATAACCTTGAGCGCGAATACCAAATGCAGATGACAACGCGGCTTGCTACACCTTCAGCTACATCTCCTCTTTCTGAACAGCAGCAAGCATTCCGTGCAACGACTGGTGCAACAACTGGGTTTTTAAGCGACTTAAGAAGCGGTGGTAAATTTGGTTCTGCGCTTGCAGGTGCTCTCCAGCGTGGTGCGGAAAGAGCTTCACTTGGATTAACACAGCAAACGCTTGAGAGAACAAATAAAGCTCTAACGCCTTATTTCTTTGGTCGCAGTCAGTCTGAAGTTAATACAGCAATGGATATTCTTCAGCGTACCGCGCAAGAACAAGGACGTTATGCAACACAGAGAAATCTTGTACCGGGTCTCATGGGTGGACCAGTGAACGTATTAGCAGGCGAAATAAATCGATAATTGAATAAGCAAAAATACGACATACTCGACATTGCGCGCTTCTATTCGAAGGTCGATGTAGGGAAAAGAGATGACTGCTGGCTGATTAACGGGACAGTGCCTACCGCCGATGGGTATGGCACTTTCTCGATCAACGGGAAATCGATTCGCGCTCATCGTTTCTCGTATGAGGTATTCCACGGACCAATACCGCCAACGCTTCTTGTGCGACATCGATGCGATACTCCGCTCTGCGTTAATCCGTATCACCTACAGACTGGCACAACAGCAGATAACGTGATGGATCGCGTTTTGCGAAATCGGTCTGCCAAGGGTGAAGGCAACGGCCAGTCTAAAATCACCGCTGAGATGGCTAAGAAAATCTTCCTTGATGAGCGACCGTATAGCCAGATCACTAAGACCTATGGGATACACAAATCGACGATCAGCCAGATCAAGGTCGGCAAGACGTGGTCTCATGTAACCGGCAAACGGTTTCTCCCAAAGTGAAAAACTGATACTATTTCAATGCGTTGAGCTTGCTCCGCACTGCCCGACCTCCCCAGGGCAGACGGCCCCCGTGTCTCCCATCAGGCATGGGGGCCAACTTTTTTCGAGTTATCCACAGGAAATAATACTATAACTTGTGTCTATCGTATTAGTCAGATAGGGTGACCAAATCAGCGATGGGCTGAGAAACACGGAGACACGGAAACATGACAGAGCCAGATCCACGAGTTGTACGGCTGCTCATAAATTTGCTTGCCATAACTCTTTTCTCAATTATCGTATTTGGTCTTGCATATATCGTTGATGGACACCTGCAATGACCAGCGTTGATTGGAACTCGCACTACAAAGAGGTGCGCTTGCGACTGCGTGCTGCACCGCAACGCAACATCGTAAAAGTAAAAGTTGAGGAGCCACCTGCACCAGAGCCAGAACCTGTACCAGAAGTGGTACATGTCAAGCCAGAACCTGCACCGTTGCCGCCAATCGTGGCACGGCAATTCACGGAAGCGCATCTGTTGTTGCGTGCTGCTCGCATCTCGCCGCTCGCACGGTGGAAAGAAATTCTGAGGGACGTATGCGCAAAGCACAAGATCCACCCAGAAGCCGTTACTGGCAACTCGCGGCAAGCGCCTTTGGTAAAGTGTCGCCGAGAAGTGTACTGGCGACTCAGAACAGAACTCGGGATGAGCCTTTCCCAGATCGGGAACAAGTTGAACAAGGACCACACCAGCGTGCTTTACGGGGTGAGGGAATACGAGAAAGCATTGGGGAAGCAGTGATGGACCACAGAGATGTACTTAAAGAAGCGCAGTCGCTTCTATCGCAACGCGGTAACTCTTACGGGACAGTGCAAGAGAACCACGACAGAGCTGCCACGATTCTCAGCATTCTGACGGGGCGCAACTGCACACCGTATGACGTGGCGCTGACCATGCTTGCAGTGAAACTTTCACGGCTTGCGCATCAACCGTCACACCATGACTCGTGGGTAGACGGGATCAACTACATGGCATTCTGTGCAGAGTTTACCGGCAAGGATGCGCCGCAGGCTGTGCTCGATTTTGCAGTGAAAAAGGTACAGGCAAACCTCAACGAAGCTCTTAGAGGAGATGGCAATGGTTGAAGTTAGACCAGACGGTGAAAACGAATACGTTATTCTGAAAGATCATGCTGTCGCAGGATGGGTGCAGATGGCACGAGATAAGAAATACCGCGCGCTGACAATCGATGGGCATCTCACACATCATTGGACGCTTACATCAGCCCTGTCAGCGGTCGCTGACGACGCAGAGGACATCGAACTCCATGTCACAGCAACTCAGTAATATTCCAGCGACGGAATACCATTCGTGGGATGCGTTATCAGCGTCTGGCGCGAAGCAATTACTCAGATCGCCAGCTCACTATCTCGCAGCGAAAGAGAATGAGCGTGATCCAACACCGGCAATGAAATTCGGCACACTTGTTCACGCAATGGTGTTGGAGCCAGAGACAATCGACACAGACTTCGCCGCAATGCCAAAGATTGACCGGCGCACATCAGCCGGCAAACAACAGGCAGAACTTTTTGCAGCGACGAACGCGGGTAAAACTGTTGTCGATTTCGATGACTTTCAACGGGCGCAGCGTGTAGCAGAGGCAGTCCGTTCGCATCATCTCTACAAGGAACTCTTGAAAGGCGCGAGCGTCGAGCAATCGTTCAAGTGGGAGCAACACGGTGTGCCATGCAAGGCGCGCATGGACGCAATACAGGGATCGACAATCGTTGATCTGAAGACCACGCAGGACGCTTCGCCTGATGGATTTGCGAAAACACTTGCGGGGTTAAAGTATTACGTTCAGGCCGCGCATTATCTCGATGGGTATATGCACACCACTGACTTCGAAGCGAAAGACTTCATCTTCATCGCAGTGGAGACAGAAGCACCGTACGCCATTGGCGTATACAATCTCGATATGGTCGCGCTTAAAGCAGGTCGCCATCAGATGGCTCTTGCCGCAGAAGCGTATAAGGCAACGAAATCAGCGACAGCGTGGAAGGGCTATTCGCCGCAGATAGAGACGCTTTCAGTGCCATCATGGATACAGAACTATGGATAAGATCATCGATGAGCTGGACCAAGCTCGTGTTACAGCAGGCATGTCGCAGCGCGAGTTATCGGTCAGAGCAGGGCTGACACCGACGCACTGGTGGCAGATCTCTCGCAGAACAAGATCAGCGGAGTTCTGCACACTTGAACGCATAGCGAATGCTCTTGGCTATGCGATCGTGGTGATACCAGTGCCGGTGCAAGAATGAAGATCTGCGGCATCGACCCCGGTGCGAGCGGAGCCATCGCGGTCATCGACATCGAGCGCGGGTATATCTCAGTGATAGATATGCCGACGCACGCAATCGAGCGCAACGGAAAGAAGAAAACCGAGATCGCAGCGCAACTCGTTGCACGGCATCTCGAAGAGCTTCAACCGGATCACGTTTGGCTTGAACGCGTCGGGGCCATGCCGGGTCAGGGTGTCTCAAGCATGTTCCAGTTTGGCAGATCAGTCGGGACAATCGAAGGAATCATCGCCGCGTTACGCTTGCCAATCTCTTATGTCACACCGCAGAAGTGGCAGAAGGCATCTGGAATGCGTGCAGGCAAAGACGGATCACGGCAACGCGCGCAGGAACTCTTCCCAGCTTTTGCCCAACACTTTTCACGGGTGAAGGACAACGGACGAAGCGATGCCGCGCTCATCGCGTGGTACGGCGCAACACAAGATCCCTAGTGAGAGAGGGAACCACTCTCATCCGCATAAGGTCACGGTCTGACCTATCAGTAACTCTGAAGGAGTAATTATGTTGAGCTTTCCACAGCAAGCATCAGGTAAACCGTGGGCGCGTCTCGACGCACGCACAGGCATTCTCTTTGTCTCGTCAGCGGATGGTGAAAAGTCTGCCGTAGACATGAAGGGGAAAGTATTCGGTCTCGACATCGCTAACGCAAAGCAGGGCTGGTTGATGGTCGGCGCTGCCGGTGTCGATTGGCAAGAGGTCAACGGTGCATGGGGCAACCCGCCATCTCCAGACCATAAGCCGGGTGTCGATGTAACGATCTACTCAAAGGACGCGTCATTCGGAGATGCGCCATTCCGTAGCGCAAGGGGCAACTCGCGCGCATGGACCCAATTCGTCGCAGATGTCGCGAAGAAAGCAGGAGCAATCCCTGCGGGTAAACTCGCAACGCTGAAAGTAGATGCCGTGAAGACCATTAAGGTTGGTCAAGGCACATCAGTCCAGATCGACTTCACTCTCGCACCGAAAGAGAAGTGGTATGCGGCAGAAGAAGCAAGCGCAGCTCCTGCACCGGCACCTGACACGTCGAGCGATGACTCAGACGAGTTCTAAGTAAAAAGAACCCCCGTACCGGCATCCGAAGCCAGTGCGGGGGTTAAGTCTTGGGAGGAACCTTCAGGGCAATCCCTAACCAACGGAGTTCGTTGTGAGCGAAACACTACAAGAAACAAAAGAGATGGGCAACAGCGCAACCTACGAGATGTCTCTCGCCTTTGCAGCGGCTGGCTTCAGAGACACAGATCTCAAGCCACGCGTGTACACACTCGCTGCACTCAGTGACAGATTAAAGCATGTGCGTGTTGGCCCAAAGGACGGGTCATACCTAATCCGTGGGGGCAATCTCTCGATCTGCAAGCGGGCTGACGAGAACCTGCAATCAGCGGAACTGATCATCCTCGACGGCGACTCGTCAATCGATCCAGAGACAGGCGAGATCCTCACCGGCGCACCGTCATTCCATGCCGTACACGACGCGCTGAAGGACATGAACATCGCGCACATCATGCATACGAGCCACAGCAATCGGGGGTCTGATGGCGTGGTCTCGTTCTGGAAATACAGAATCCTGATCCCGTGCAAGATGCAGTCGCAAGAAGAACTGACCGCTGCTGTCGATTACTTTATCGCGGAGCTGCATAAGCGCCAGATCTGGATGAACTGCGTCAACGAGAATTACCGCTGGTCACAGCCGTGGTTTCTCCCACGCGTCAGCAAGGACGAGGAGAAGGAACGCTTTGTCCATCGCGATCACCTCGACGGCAAGATCTTCAGCATTGACACAGCGATCTCTTGGCAGCGCCAGACAGAGCAACAGAATCAGATCATCGATCAGATCAAGCATACGCCTGTAGCACTGCCGACGCAGAACAGCACCACGATCTCGCAATTCAATGAGCAGCACGGTCTCGAATGGATGCGAGCGCAACTTGCATCGATGGGCTATCGCTTCAGCCATTACGATAAGCGGAACGACGCATACCGATACCTTGCGCCGACGAGCGAGACCGGCACACCAGGAGTGATGCTGTTCAAGGGAAGCCGAGGCGACTGGGTGACCTACTCGCATCACGGCGCGCATGATCCCCTATCTCAGAAAGTGGTGGACCCGTTCGCTTTATACGCGATAGCAAATTTTTCT